CCCACGCCGACAGCGACCCAGAGCGCACCGAATCAGTCAATTAAAAAATTGGCAGACTATCAAACTGCGCTCGAAGTCGACATAAGAAAAATATCCAATCAAAAAACGTTAGAAGACAAGCAAAAGCTCAAGCAAGCCTTTTTACCGACCTATCTTGATTATGTCAAAGCGTATATGGATAGCGGTGACAACTATCCGAACAACGTGGCAGTACAAGTCATGGTCTGGTTGCTTGATGTCATGATGATTAATGAAGGCTTGGTACTGGCTTTGCATCTTATCAAGCAGGGGCAAAAAATGCCGGAGCGGTTCGACAGAGATCTGCCGACGTTCTTATGTGATTTTATATACGACTGGGCAAAGGAAATGCTCAAACAAGATCAAAGCGCAGGACCGTATTTGTTCACCTTAGCTGAGATTATTGAGCATGACAACTGGGATATACATCCCGTGTGTATCTCAAAAATATATGTGATGGCAGCCAAACATAAAGAGCGCACTGAAGATTATCAAGAAGCCCTGTATTACTGCCTAAAAGCCGAAATTGCTAACCCTGAAAAAGCGGGGGTAAAGGGCTTAAAAGAACGGCTTGAAAAGCAAATAAAAGCACAAGAAGAACAAGAAACACAATAACAACTCCCCCTGACGGTTCAGCCCCTCCTGATTCGACTCACGCTTGCGATGATTTCGATAACGGCGGCTGTGCTGTCACCCAATAAGTAAACAGGATAACGCAATGGCACAGTTAATTTATTTTTTCACGCACTTATTCGCTACACCGAGTATGCGTAGCGTTTACCCGTCATTCTGGCCAATGATTATACTCACTGACATCATAAAATCAGTCCCCGATGCGCAACAGCATTTTGTCTCGTCAGATTGTGCATTGACTGCTATTATTCGCGTTAATCAGCAATTGGAACTCGCGCAATTTGCACTAAAAACAATGGGCTATGCGCATTTTTCAGATTATATAAACCGCGCTATTAAAGAAGCTGACAAATCGGAATTATTGAGTCTGCATAAAAAAGCAGTCATTAGTCGCGTACGCGCTGGATTGGATTTTAAAGATGAACAGCGGTTTTTACAGGAATCCAGCTACTTTATTGACTGTATTTGTCGTGCTGTGAGTACAAGCACTGATTCGTTTCAAAAAAAATGAGCACTTTTATTGCCACACCTGCCACGCAAGCAGATATAACCGTCGGTAATTTAGCGTTTTATCCTGACATATCGCTTAATACATTACGCAATAGTGTGCGTATAGATCAAGTGATTGAGAATAGTCAGTTACAACATATTGTTGAGCAAGCCCTGATTATCATTAATGACAAGTTAGCAGGCTGGCAACAGCAACAACAGCAACAAGGCTATGCAACGATTGACGCGATAGCAACAGGCTATTCATCGACACGATTAATTAGATTGTATTTTCAAGCGGTGTATGAACAATGCAAATACGATTTATTACAGCAATATCGCGATTACGACAGCAGTCACCAAGGGCATGATAATGCAGATCATATGAATGGGCGCTTAGATTATTGTTTGTTACAAATGGATGCGGCGGTTACGGCAATTATTGGCGATAAACCGACACGGGTCACGTTGATATGAGCCAAATTTATATCACTAGCCAGAACGATATGCTAGACACTATCTGCTATCAACACTACGGACGAGTTGATGTACTGCCGCAAGTGCTATTGGCTAATACGGGACTCGCCGAACAACCCGAAAAACTACGGGCAGGGATGCGTATACAACTGCCTGCTATCAGTAAGCCAGATACATCAAAAGAGGCGATTAACCTATGGAATTAAGACAACTCACGCTCACGCGTACTACATCAAATGACCAAGGTACACGAGGTGTTTTAACAGAAAACGGGGAACGCATTGCTGACACATTAGAACTACCATGGCGGGGCAATAAGAGAAGACGCTCTTGTATTCCCACGGGTAACTACCGATGCACCCGCATTCAGTCCCCACGATTTGGTAACACTTACGAAATAACAGACGTTAAAAACCGTACACATATTTTATTCCACGCAGGTAACTGGGCAGGTGATAAAAAACACGGTTACAGAACCGACAGTTCAGGCTGTATTTTGTTAGGTAAAACAGAGGGTAAGCTCAAGAATCAACGCGCGGTGCTGTCATCACGCCTTGCGGTTAAAGCATTTAAAAAGCAGATGAAACAGCAAGATTTTTTATTAACCATAATTTACGCATAAATAAGGATATTTATATGACTATATCACCGGATATGCTGCATCTATTAATTTGGATTTTTGCAGGACTTCTGGCACTCAATAAAGTCGCTCTAGTGATTTTATTTCGCTTAGTCTTTAACGCGAGAAATCAAATTAACAAGCATGAACTGTATTGCGCACAACAATATGCCGAAAAAGACGAACTAAAAGAACAGTATTTACTGCTGAATGAAAAGCTAGATAAGCTCTTAAATGAACTGCATAATTCACTAATCAACCGCCGTCATGAATAAAGCGCAAAAATTACTCGATCATATCCTGTCATCACCGCTAAAAATACAGCGTGATGATGTCATGCTGATGATCAGCGGCGGCAAAGCCATGTCGTATGTCTCATCAGCAAACAGTAATTTTAGAATGCAATATCAAGCGGATTTAATCATTACTGACTATGCAGGCAATGCCGATGCCTTATTGTTTATCGTGTTGCAGTGGTTAGCAGTCAATCAGCCCGATCATAAAGAAGATGCCTTCAGCTTTCAGGCGGACATTATCAACCATCACAGCGTTGATATTGTCATCAAGATTAATTTAGATGAATTAGTCGTGGTCACTGTAACACCGGCTGGCATTAGTTTAACGCATCCACAAGACCCCAGTTTGGAGCCTTGTTGGTTAAACGGTCCTGCTTGGATTTTATATATTAATAATGTGTTGCAGGTCTAAGCGATGAATGAATTGGAACAATTTAATCAACAAATAGACACGCTGTTAAATGGCTTAAAACCTGCGCAAAATAAAAAAAAGTTTAGGGAAATTGGCAAGGTATTACGCAAAGCCAACCAGCAACGCATTACTCAGCAAGTTAATACAGATGGCAGTGCCTATGAACCGCGCAAGCGTAAACCGAATACGGTAAAAAAAGCGAAAAAAATGCTGATTAATTTGCGTAAAGCAAAACACATGAAAGTGAAAGCAAGTAGTGATGGCGTGGCAGTCGGTTTTGCTGGCTTAGATGCCACGATTGCATCCGTGCATCAATTCGGTGCACAAGGGCAAGTAACGAAAAAATTGACCTATGATTATCCAGTAAGGGAACTACTGGGTATTAATCAAGAAGATAAACAAAACATTTTAGATATTTTATTACAAGATGAACTTTAAACTCGCCGACCTTTTTAGACGATTTGAAAACCTGATACGTGAAGGGGTAATCAGTGCAGCTGATTATGATAATCATTTATTTCGAGTACGCATTGGTGAGATTGAAACAGGCTGGTTAAGATGTTTAAGCACGCGTGCCGGTAAAGATAAAGCATGGCATCCTGTGAGTGTGGGTGAAAATGTGCTGGTTTTATCGCCCTCGGGGGATTATGCCAATGGCATTATTGTACCGAGTTTATTTACCGGCAATAACCCAGCACCAAGCAATAATCCGAGAACGAGGCTATTTAAATTTAGTGACGGGGCAGTAATTGAATACGATAGTAAAAGCCATGCCTTAAGGGCTATCTTGCCAGCAGGGGCGACGACTGAATTAATCAGTGATGGCGGTATTAAATTTAAAGGACCTTTAGTTGTTGACGGAACCATTACAGCAACGCAAACCATACATTCTGATGCTGAGGTATCAGATAGCACACGCAGTATGTCGAGTGATCGCGCTATTTATAACGGTCATTCGCACACAGATCCGCAAGGCGGCAACGTTTCAACACCGAGCGAACAGCAATGAATGGCATGAGTATCTCAACAGGAAAATCAGTCAATGGCGTTGCACACTTACGCCAATCAATTAGAGATATTTTAACCACACCGCTAGGTAGTCGGGTGATGCGTAGAGACTACGGCAGTCGATTATTTGAATTGATTGACACGCCAATCAATAATGCAGCTATTCTCGCTCTTTTTGCGGCAACAGCAGAGGCTCTTGCAAAATGGGAGCCGCGTTTTGAATTAACGCATGTTTCGCTTGATAGCGTTGAACAAGGCAGTGCCAACTTAAGTTTGCAAGGCATTTATCTACCCGATGGCAAACAGATCACTCTTAATGGAATTGTGTTATGAGCTTGGGCATTGATTTAAGTCTATTACCTGCGCCAGCGGCAATTGATACGCTGGATTATGAAACTATTCTTGCTGCAATGCTGGCAGATTTTCAAATTCGAATGCCAACCTTTTCTGCATTACTTGAATCTGATCCTGTCTATAAAGTTTTAGAAGTCGCGGCGTATCGTGAATTACTCATCCGCCAAAACCACAACGAAAAAGCCAGTCAAATCATGCTGGCTTATGCGAAAGGCAGTAATTTAGACGCATTGGCAGCGTTGCCGTGGCTACAA